AGTTCCTGAACCTAAATATCCAAACATAATAGAGAAACAGAATATAGCAACAACCCATAAAGATATTGTGCCTATAATTTTTAATTGTCTTTTCATATTACAAAAACATTTTTACACAGTCCTCAACTGATTTATTTAAATTGTAACACCATTCTATTTTCATTCGACATGGCTTAGTTTCAACACCTTTTACTCTAATGTTGTTTATAACAGATTCAAGGTATTCAGAATACGAAATATCGTATTGGTTTGCATATTTGTTTATCATAGTTGTATTATTAACTCTTCGTTTGTTAGCAATTGATACATATTTTGTAATTGATGCAAATATTGAATTTTTTCAGTAATTACATTATATCCTTCACAAAATACCCAACCATTAAAATTTGCAGGATTTGAAAAGTAAAATCTAAAGTTTTCCTTTTCATAATTACCTAATCCTACAACTCTCTCAAACCCACACTTAATTAATATTTCTTCGGTTAGTTGGATTGGTTTGTAATCAACAGTTTCAGGATTTATTGTTAAATATCTAATATGATGAAAATTTACTTTTAATACATTACCATTACTATGACAAATATAATTACCTGAACGCAACTCACTATACTTAATCATTATTAGCTACTTTTAAAATTAAATTCTTTATTTCTTCAAATGTGTATTTATTGTAGTACTGCAAATGATGATCAAACAAATCAGGCATTAACTCATGTAAAATAGGATTAGTTCTAATATTACTAACATCATTTAACGCAATAATCCTTAATGTTTTTACAAAGTCGTTTTGGTTGTGCTTATTCCAGTCGTATTTTACTACCAACGCTGGTAAATGTTCCTTAGCAAAATTATCAATTATGCCAATTTCAAGCTTATATTCTTCTATCATTATTAAAATTTATCTAATTCAAATTGTGCTTCAATAAATAATAACTCACTTAAATACATTAGTATTTTATCATTTTCAGTTATTTTAAACTCTTCAATATCAACCCAATCATGTAACTGATTAAATAAATTATTTGCAAGGTTTTTCTTTTGTAAATCATGTTTGCTATTCCACCAATGATTTACATCTACTTCGAACTGTATTTTTACATTTGCCATATTAATCAATAAATTTTATTTCGTTAATTTCTTCTTTTTTTGGATAACGTGCAAACATCCAAGCATTACCATTATTGTCAATAAATCTATTATTTGCTATTGATTTTAATATTCTTGAATACCAACCATAATTATCATCACTCACCATTACCACATCATTATACCCATCTTTTACCTCGAATCCTTGCATGAAAATAGGTTCTTTAATTCCTTGTTCTTCACAGTATTGTGAAAATGATATAATTTCGTAATTGTTTTTTATTGCAAATATTTTACTACAATATCCACCTTCTATTTTTACTACATAATTATTATCTATATCTGATTGAGAAAATTCAAATTCAAAATCTGTTTTATTTAATAACCAATTAGCTTGCTCAACCGTATCACACTTAACCGCCCTACCGTTGTATTTTGGCTTAGGTTGTTCAATTTTAGCCTCGTTACGTTCAAAGTTTTCAAACATCCACCATTTTACTTGATTGCTATTAAAATGATTAACACCGTAAATATCATTTAAAATAGCAACTATTTTAATATTACCATTTTTTGTATTGATGCTTAAGCCTTGCTCATGTGCATCAATTAAATTTTCTTTTGTTAGTGACATAATAAATATTGAATTAATAGCACCATGAAGATGCAAAGTGCAAAGGGTAGTAATTGTTTGATTTTACTTAATATTTTCATATTCTTTTTTTATAAGCAATCTTATAAGTTCTGAATTATTCTTAATACCTAAGAATTTTTTTACTACATTAATTTGCTGTAACTCTTCTTGTTCGGTTACATGGCATTGGAGAAATATTGGTTTTAAATCCATGATTAATAATTTATTTATGCAAATGTAGTTAATTAATTTTAACACACAAATAAATAATAATAATTTATTTTTAATTATTTTTTAATTAAATCTATTGCATTACAATTTATTTTATCCTACATTTGTAGCAGTTAAAACAATTAAGAAATGAAAGTAATATATAAATTTGAAACTGTATTTGAAGGTAAATTTACTATTCTAATGCAAAAAAATGCAGAAATTCTTTGCGTACAGCAAGATAAAAAAACTAATATACCTTGTATTTGGGTATTAGTAGAATCGGATAATACTTTAGAAGAAAGAGTATTTGAATTGTTTGGTACAGGTAATGAAATTAAATTTGATATGGGTGTAGAAAGAAAATACATAGGAACGTATCAATATCAAAACGGTGCATTTGTTGGACATTTATTTGAACGTATTAATTAACCATGGAACAAAAGATAAAACAATTAGAATCGCTTATAACTAAGTTAAGAGCAAAAGATTATACGGTACATTGTGTAAATTATAGCACTTATAGTACAATATCTGTTTTAAAAGGTATTTATAAGTTTAGTAAAATTATTCAAGAATCTAATATTGATAATATTTTAACCGAATTACAAAATGAGTTGGATAGAACAAACATTTAGCAAAATTGAAACTTTGCTAATACAATTAAGGCAAAAAGGACATATCACACCGTATCACCGCATGTACAATGAAATATACTTTGAATATAAAGTAGATAATATCATTAACGGTGTAATTACAGGTAATACAAGCATAAGAGAAGTAGATAAATTAATCAATAAGTTAGAACAGTTAAATAAATAAGGTTATGAGTAACGAATTAGTAAAACAAGCAATGCCATTAAATGAAATTATGAAAATGGCTGAAGTATTTGCACAAAGTGGAATGTTCACAGATGCAAAACAAATGGGACAAGCTTTTGTAAAAATACAAGCTGGTCAAGAAGTTGGAATACCTCCATTTGCAAGTATGAGCGGTATTCATATTATACAAGGTAAACCAACAATAGGAGCTGGTATTATTGCAAGTTGTATAAAAGGATCAGGTAAATATGATTACAAAGTAAAAGAAATGAGCGAAAAGATTTGCTCAATTGATTTCTTTCAAGGTAAAGAGTTTATTGGTAATTCTGAATTTACAATTGAAGACGCAAAAAAAGCAGGAACAAAAAATATAGATAAGTTTCCTAAAAATATGCTTTTTGCTCGTGCAATTAGTAACGGTGTGAAATGGTATTGTCCTGATGTGTTTGCTGGACCAGTTTACGTTCCTGAAGAAATGGAACACTTAACAGTTGATGTAAAACATGAAGTTGTTGAAGAACCTAAAGTAGTAGAATTAAAAGCACCTAATAAGGCTCAATTAGATAAGCTTTGCGATAAAATACTTTCAGGTAAAAGTAGTAAAGTTGAAGTAATTGAATTAGCTAAATTACATTTTACATTATCTGAAAGTGATTTACAAACTTTAAACGATTGTATTGAACCAAATGAATAACCAAACTAAAATAGACTTATTAGGCTCGAATGAGCTTAGTAAGTCAACTCAAAGATTTGGTAACTTTTCTAGTTCATCAATACATAAATTAACAACATCAGACAAATCAGGTAATTTTGGTAAACCAGCATTAACGTATATTGAAGAAATTAAATACGAAATAAAGCTAGGTCGTAAATTATCAAATGATGCTTGGGCTAAAGAGTTATCATGGGGTAATTTCTTGGAAAATAGAGCATTTAATATGTTAGGAGAAGATTATCATTTAGTTTCAAAAGATAGACTTTGGCATAATGAAATACCTAATTGGTGTGGTGCTCCTGACACTATTACAATGTTAAATGATTCAGATTTAAACTCAATAGGAGATATTAAATGCCCTTTTACGTTAAAATCAATGTGTGAACAAGTTGATTCATTTAATTCAATTGAAGATTATAAATCTGTTAAGCCTGAGTATTATTGGCAATTAGTTTCAAATGCTATTTTAGCAAATGTAAATTATGCAGAAGCTATTATTTATGTTCCTTATGAATATGAGTTAAAAGAAATAAAAGATTCTATTATTGATACTGAAAACGCAAAAGAGTATGCATGGATCTATAATTCTAATAGTAAATCATTGCCTTATTTGATTAAAGATACTTACTATAAAAATATAAATATATTTAAATTTAAAGTTCCACAAGAAGATATTGATTTCTTAACAAAAAGAGTATCAATGGCAGTCGAATTATTAAAATAATGAACAAACCAAAGCTGACGACTGCACAACTTAACCATTATTTACAACGAATAAATAACGGTGAAAAACTCTTTGAAAGGATTGAAAATCATTTTGAATTGAAAAACGGTCAAATGTTAGCATTGAAATTTAGTGAAATGTTAAATAATAAAATATCATAACCCACTAAAAAGCAAGTACTTAAAAAATATCTTGCTTTTTTTGTGAAAATAAATAAAGTATTTTATTGTATTTTAAAGTATTTTACATTACATTTGTATTATAAATAATTAAGCAATGAAAAAACCAGTTCAAACGTATCTTTCAAAAGAAGATTACGAAATATTAAAGCGAAAAGCTGAAAGCGATAATATACTTATTGCAACTTATGTAAGAAAGTTAATTTTAAAAGATTTAAAGTAATGAAAGAAGTATTATTTAGAATATTCCAAGCTAATCCGAATAAGCAAAATGTAGTAATACAATATACTCAAAACCAATTTGATCATGAATTTATGATTTGTTCAAAATCGAACGGTTATAGACATCATTCTTTTGATTTATCAAATTTTCAATCATTGAAAGATAATGAGCAAATAGCAATTGTTAACACACTTAATTCAGTATTAGACTGGTATAATTTACAACCATAATAAATAATAATATGCAAAAGCAAGATTTAATTAACACAATATTAGCCTGCACGGCTAAATTTCAAGAGCGTTTTGATAGCGATTCAAAGCCTGATGTAATGAAACGATACGAAATACTACAAAGTGAAGTTGAAGAAACTAATAAAGCAATTTCAGAAAATGATTTAGTTGAAATATTAGATGGATTCTGTGACCAGCTTTATGTATTAGGTGGAAGTGTTGATAAATTCAAAGGTAGTAAATTTCAAGAAAATGCTTATTTAGAAAATATAAAAATTATATTAGAACAGGCTTTACAATACTTTAGTTTAGAATGTATTTTTGATGCTTTCAACGACGTTCATAAGTCTAATATGTCTAAGGTACATAAAGACCTATACAGTGTATTTGATACTGTTAAAAAGTATCAATTAGATACAAATGATTTTAGGTTAAAACAAATATCTAAAGTAGAATATTTAGTTTATGATAATAAAATCAATAAACTACTTAAGCCTGAAAACTATTTAAAAGCTAATTTAAAACCAATTTTAACTAAATATGGATATTTGTAATGTAGAAATATTTAAAGATATACAAGGATATGAAGGTTTATATCAAATATCGAATTTTGGAAATGTTAAAAGTTTAAATTACAAACAAAGTAAAAAAGAATGTATATTAAAACCATACATAAATACAACTGGTTATTATATAGTTGGATTGCATTGTAATAAAAAACAAAAAACATTAAAAATTCATAAATTAGTAGCTATCGCTTTTCTAAATCATACTCCATGCGGTTATAAATATGTTATAAACCATAAAGATTTAAATAAATTAAATAATCACGTTGATAATTTAGAAATAGTAACTCAACGTGAAAACGCTAATCATAAACATTTAAATAGTAGTAGTAAATATACTGGTGTTTCATGGAGAAAAGATAAAAATAAATGGTGTGCTTATATATGGATTAATAAAAAATTAAATCATTTAGGATTTTTTATAAACGAAATTGAAGCTAATCAAGCTTATCAAAATAAACTTAAAGAAATAAATAATTATGGAGCGTAACTGGTGCATCAAACTAGATGCTGAAAATAGAGATGTTGTTATTCAGTATTTGAATGAAAAGTATAATGTTAATTTATCAGATAAAAGAAAATATTATGCATTACATAATAATGAAATTAAATCTGAATTAACTTTAAATGAAGATTATCTATTAAAAATAGAAATAACAACAGAAGAATTTATTAAAAAGATAAAATCAGAAGGTTACGAAGTTGTTTTTGATACAGACCAAAATAAATATTTTATCTTAAATAATGGTTATAAATCTAATATATTAGGCACTTCAAAAAACAATCCGCCAATTAATAAATTTTTGAGTGAGTTGGATAAGGATACTAAGGAAATTAAATCAGATGGAGGTAGTACACAATATTATCAAATTGAAATTACTAATTCAAAAGGAGAGAAATTCAGTTGTGAATTAAACGATATTCTAAGAGATGTATTTAATAATCAATGGGATTTATGCAACATTGTAAAAGCTTCAAGGCGTATTTCTGAAAGTAGAAAAGGACAAGGTAAAAAAGATGTAAGCATACAATACGATGCTAATAAAATAATTTGGTTTGCAGAAGAAATTAAGAAATATGAATAGCACCGAACAAATAAACGCTTTAGTTGAAAGATTTGGATTATCCGAAACTGTAAAGCAAGAGATTATTAAGATAGTTGATATAAATAATAATATGAAATACGAAGGAGAAATAAAACCAATTGTAAGTGATAAATCATTTTATATGGTAGTTGTTGAAAGCGGAAATACACCGCCAAGTAAGCATCATAATACTTATGAAGATGCTTTTGCTGAGTGCAATAGACTATCGCAAAAAGAGAATAAAATTGCGTATATTGTCAAAGCAATTACTGAAATTAGACAAATTAGCAACGTAACGCAATTAGAGTTATGATTAAGTATTTACTACCTTTAGTTTTGTTAAGTTGCAAGGCAAAGGTAATGCAAGAACAAAACCAGAAATGTACTGATACGATAGTATTTGATTGTAGGAAAGATACAAGTGTGTATCATTGGAGCGACAATTTCACTGATAACCAATTAAGAGAATTAGCAAGAACCAATAAATTAATAATTAAATAAATGGCAAGTATCTATTCAGCATCAATCGACTTATCACTAATTGATAAATCAAAAATTACCGAAAAGAACGGTAAAAAGTATTATAACATTAATGTAATAATCAATGACAAAGAAAACGAATATGGACAAATTTTGTCCATTACTGAAAATCAAACACAAGAAGAGCGTACAAATAAAGTAGCTAAAAAATATCTTGGAAATGGTAAGCTAGTTTTTGATTCAAATAGTAAAAATTCAACTAATAAAGAAGTTGAAAATAAATCAGTTACAATAAATAAAAATGACGAAGATTTATTGCCATTTTAGGAAATAATTACTATATTTACCATTGCCTAAATATAGATAATATGCAATGTATTTTATGTAATCAAGAAAAATCATTAACTGACTTTTATTATAGAAAAGATAATAAAAAGTATAGGTCTTCTTGTAAAGAATGTGATAAAGATAGAACTAGAAAATCATATTTAATAAATAAAGAAAAACCTGAATTTATTGAAAATGAAAGTTTAAGAAAAAAAGCTTTTTATTCAAAATTTCATAAAACATCTTTATTTAATAGAAAAACTGATTATTCAGAAAATGAAAACCACAAAATAAAATTTCCTGAAAAATATATTGCAGTTGGTGCAACTAAAAAAATAAGAAAAGAAGGTTTTCATGCACACCATTGGAGTTATTTAAAAGAACATCATAAAGATGTTATTTATTTAACACCAAAAAAACATATGGTTGCACATAGATTTATTATTTATGACCAAGAAAGAATGATGTATAGGCGTTATGATACAAATGAATTGTTAGATACAAAAGAATCTCATTTATCATTTATAAGGTTTTGTATTGAAACAAAAAACGATTAATTAACTAATACAAACCTACTAATTGAGTTTAGTAGGTTTTTTTAACAATTTAAAATAAAATAGTATGGTAGAATTATTAGATGTTTTCGGAAATGATTTAATGATAGTTAATTCGGCTCGAGTTAGTTATGGAAAAAAAAGTGATGCAATAAATGTAAAAGATGAAAAGTTGATTAACTTTTTAGTTGAGCATAAGCATATTGCACCGTTTAGACACCCACAATTGCAATTTAGAATAACATGCCCTATCTATGTTGAAAGGCAATTAAGAAAGCATGAAATAGGTATAGAATTAGGATTAGCACCTGAACCAAACAGTTCTATAAATTCTATTTCAGGTCGTTATGTTGATTTTAGTGATAGTTATACAACTATTAAAGAGTGGAGAAAGCAATCAACTTCAAGTAAACAAGGGAGTGCAGAACCAATGAATCAAGCTGAACAATATCATTGCTCAATAAGAGAAAGCCAAGTTATAGATTTATGTAAAAAAGTTTATAATGAATTTATTGAAATGGGAATGAGTAAAGAACAGGCTCGAACTATTTTGCCACTAAATTTGAATACTACATTTATTTGGACTGGTAGCTTCTTATCTTTTATTCACTTATTTAATTTAAGATTGAAAAAAGATACTCAGCAAGAAACTAGAGAATTAGTAGAGTTGATGCTTATAGAAGTACGCAAAACAGGTAGATTTGATTTAAGTTTAAAAGCATTTGGATTATGATAGTTGGATTATATTATTTTGATTTAGGTTTGTTAGAATGTAATGAAACTAAACTTAGAAAAGCAAAACAAAGATATTACAATAAAATGTATAGGGAAAGACAAAAAAAAGATTATTTTTGCAAACCATAACTTCTTTGTTTAACTAACCGATATAATACTTAATTGTATGTATCGGTTTTTTTTGTAAAATATTTCTATTTTTATTTTGATTATTAGAATTTATATAATACTTTTGTAATAGTTAATAACAATTAAACGAATAAGTAATATGTGGTGTTCAAGTTGCAATAGTAGTCAATGTCCTTGTTTGGAAGATGACTACGAAGAAGTAGAAGAAATTGAAATTGATGAGTACGAAGAAGTAGAACCAATTTCAGAAAATAAGTTAAACCAAGTAATAAACAATTATTTTAACAAATGAGTAAAATAGACAACCTAATACAAAGTGCAATTCAACAATTGCATTTTAAACGTAAGCAAAAAGGCTTAAATCAGAAGGAATTAGCCGATTTAGTTGGGTGTAGTGATAAAAGTATTTCAAACTTTGAAAGCTTAAAAACTACACCAAGTTTGGAATTGTTAAAAAAATTGTGCAAAGTTTTAGAAATTGATTTGTAATATGGAATATTCAGAGTTTTTAGAATCAAAAAAGAAAACATTTATTGAAAGTGGTTTCGATATTAATGAAAATGAGTTAAATATTAATTTGTTTGACTTTCAAAAGTTTGCAGTAAAAACAGCTTTATTTAAAGGCAAGTTTGCATTGTTTTTTGATTGTGGATTAGGTAAAACATTGATGCAACTTTCATGGAGTGAAGCGGTTTATAATCACACAAATAAAAAAGTGTTAATATTAGCACCATTAGCAGTAGTTGAACAAACTAAATTAGAATCTGTTAAGTTTGGTATTTCATTAGATTGCTTTGATATTACTAATTACGACCAGTTAAAAAATATTGAAAATATCAATCAATATTCAGGAGTTGTATTAGATGAAAGTTCAATTTTAAAAGGGCGTGACGGTAAGTTATCAAATTTAATTATTGAAACTTTTAAATATACGCCTTACAAATTAGCATGTACGGCTACACCTTCACCAAACGACCACATGGAATTAGGTCAGCATTCTGAGTTTTTAGGTGCTATGTCTTATCTTGAAATGTTAGCAATGTACTTTGTGCATGATGGCGGTGAAACAAGTAAATGGAGATTAAGAAAACACGCTAAAGATTCATTTTGGAAATATGTATGTACGTGGTCAATGGCTTGTGATAATCCTAAAACATTGGGATTTGATGTAAAAGGTTATGATTTACCTGAAATTGAATTTATAGAACATTTTATTGAAGTTGAAAATAATACCGATAATCTTTTTGGCGATGTGGCAATTTCTGCAACTGATTTACATAAAGATTTAAACCGTTCTTTTGATGCACGTATTCAAAAAACTGTTGAATTAGTTAATTCAAATGATAAGCAATGGATTGTTTGGGGTCTTAAAAATAATGAAACTGATACTATTGTAAAATTGCTTAATAATGCAATAAATGTACAAGGTTCTGATAGTCCTGAATATAAAGCGAAACATTTAAATGGATTTGCTAAAAAAGACTTTAATACTTTGGTTACCAAAACATCAATTGCTTCATTTGGTATGAATTACCAGCAATGTAATCAAATGGTTTTTATGTCTTATGATTTCAAGTTTGAAGCTTTTTATCAAGCTGTAAGGCGTTGTTATCGTTTCGGACAAAAAGAAAAAGTATTTATTCATATTTTGATTCCAAAAAGCCAATTAAATGTTAGACAATCTATTATTGAAAAACATCAAAGGCATATTGAAATGATTCAAGAAATGGCTAAATATTCAAGTGAAGCAAATTATAAAAGTTCAAAATCTAAATTTAAAGTTGTGAATAAAGAAATTAAAACTAACAATTATCATTTGCTCAATGGTGATTGCGTTCAAGAAACTAAAAAACTAGCTGATAATATTGCAGATATAGTTGTTTTTAGTCCACCTTTTGCTGAATTATATGTTTATTCAGATAAAGAAGAAGATATGGGGAATGTTAGCGATTACAAGCAATTTGAAGAGCATTTTAAATATCTTATTCCTGAGTTGAAACGTGTATTAAAAAGCGGTCGTATTTGTGCTATTCATTGCATGGATTTACCAATTCAAAAAGGGAAAGAAGGATATATTGGTTTACGTGACTTTTCAGGTATGTTAATTGATTGGTTTCAAGAAAACGGTTTTATTTACCACTCACGTACAACAATATGGAAAAATCCTGTAACTGAAATGCAACGTACTAAAGCATTAGGATTACTTCATAAAACTATTAAAAAAGATAGCTCTATGACTAGGGTAGGTATTCCTGATTATATTTTGTTTTTTAGAAATGAAGGTGATAACGAAATACCAATTACTCACCAAGATACAGACCCAAGTAAAAAAGACTATTTACCAGTTGATTTATGGCAAAAATACGCTAGTCCTGTATGGTATGATATCGACTACTCACGTACATTGCAATATCGTTCAGGACGTGATGGGAATGATGAAAAACATATTTGTCCTTTACAATTAGATACAATTGAAAGAATATTGCATTTATACTCAAATGAGGGTGAAACGGTTTTAAGTCCGTTCGGTGGTATAGGTAGTGAAGGGTATTCAGCTTTAAAAATGAATAGAAAATCAATATCTATTGAATTAAAAGAAAGCTACTTCACTATTAATGCAAAAAATCATAAATCTTGCATTGAAGAAAAAAATAGCGTTTTATCACTATTCTAAACCAAAGCCTCATTAATTTGAGGCTTTATTTTTTGTCGCAACACATTTTTATTTTTTGAGCAAATTGATAGTAGAAAAATATAGAAAATCTTGTATTTTTTTTACAACTCAAACCGAAAAAAAAGAAAATGTGTTGTCGTTTTATAAGTGTATTAATAATCAATTACTTATAAAAAGTAAAAAATTAAAATAGTATATATCCATCTTAATGGTAAAACATTTTTATTAATTATATTTGTTTTTGTGTACTTTTTAGTTATATTTACATTATGAAAATAAAACTAAAGGGAATTTGGTTCGAGGTAACTTTAACTCCAATTGAAATCGAAGAGCAAAGTGTTGTTAAAAGTATCAATACTTTTGATGATGAAATGTTAGTAAATATTGAATCATTTATAAAAGAAAATGATTTAATTAATAAAAACATATTTAGATGGCATTATGAAGAGTTTAAAGAAAAGTATGATAAATACAATATTTTAACTACAAAAAAAATGACACTATTATTTCATAGATATGCTAAAGAAAATGAATTAAATTTTAATAGTTTAAATTCAAATGGCAATAGATATTTGAGAATATCAAAATAATTACTATATTTGTAGTACAAAGATAAACCGCCATTTATCTATAAGAAATTAAAGGTTTAAACAATCTTTAAACCTACAAAACCGATATACTGAAGACTGGCGGGTCTGACGTTATCGGTTTTTTGTTTTATTAAAAATGAAAAATTTAGAAGAAAAGTATTTGTAGTTATTTAATCATTTATTTTCATTATATCCAAATAATGTAAAAATGGATGAGAATGGTTTTATTGTAGTTAATCAATTTGATAATCTATTCTCTTATGATGAATATGAATTTTACAATGTCGATATTGATAGTTTTAAATTATCAAAAATTGTAAAGTCTTATTCTGAAGATTTTTATTGCGAATGGGTAGATTGTTTTTCTCAAACTATAAGTATAAATATTTAATATGGAAATCACTATTTACAAAGATGTAAAGGATACTAAAAGTGGGTTTGTAAGACCTATTTCTGTTGTATTGGAAAGAATAAGAATTGGAAAATCTGCTGAATTACTTAGTAAAATAAGAGTAGAAAAAGACAAAACAAAAAGAGATGCTTTAAAAATTAAACTACCTTCTTATTGTTTTAGTGGTACATTTTCCTCAAGAAATGATAACTCAATTATTAAACATTCAGGATTTATTTGTTTAGATTTTGATAAGTTTTTAAATGATGATTTAACAATTTGGAGAGAAAAACTAGAAAAAGACAAATATACTTATGCTTTATTTTTAAGTCCTTCAGGTAATGGATTAAAAGTATTAGTAAAGATACCAGCTGACAAAGATTATCATAGAGATTACTTTAGAGCCTTAGATATTTATTACAATTCTGCTTATTTCGATAAATCTTGTATTAATATATCAAGGTTATGTTTTGAAAGTTCAGACCCTAATTTATATTTAAATGAAAATTCTGAATTATGGGATACTAGAGCAGAAGAAGAACATCATAGTATAGGAAATACTAATGCAGTATTAAGAGTAGTATCTGAAAATAGAATAATATCAAACTTAGAGAAATGGTTTAATAATACTTTTCCTTTGGCTGATGGTTCAAGAAATAATAATATTTTTAAGTTAGCAATGGCTTTAAATGATTTTGGTATTTCTAAAAATGAAGCTGAATCTGTTTGTTGTAAATATGCTGAAAGTGGATTTAATGATACTGAAATTTTACAAGTTGTAAGAAGTGCTTACAATAGAGGTATATCAACTTTTAATAGTAAATTCTTTGAAGATGAAATTACATCAAAGAAAATTGAAAGACATATTCGTGCCGGATCAACAATAGAAAAAATTAAACAAGAATTTGCAGAACACAATCCATTAGAGATTGAAAACGCTATTGAACAAACAAAAGCTAAATTATCAATATCTGAATTTTGGGATTATGATAAGAATGGAAAAATAAGTTTAAAGCAATCAAAATATAAAGAGTTTTTAGAGCAAAAAGGATATGCTAAATTATACCCAACAGGTTCAACAAACTTTGTATTTGTAAAGATTGAAGAAAATTTAATTGATAATACAACAGGAGAATTTATAAAAGATGATATTCTAAATTATCTATACTCAAATGCTGATTTTGGTACAAAGCCGTATGACTTAATGGCGGGTACTCCAAAATACTTTAAAGATGATTATTTAAGTTTAATTGATACTGTAACCGTAGAGTTTAAAAAAGACACAGTCGACACTTCTTATCTATATTATAAAAATTGTGCTTTAGAAGTTACTAAAAACGGTGTAAAACAAATTGATTACTTAGAACTTGATGGGTATGTGTGGAGAAAACAAATAATCAATAGAGAGTACAAAGAAATATCATTTGAATACTGTGTTTTTGAAAAGTTCTTAATGAAAATTGCAGGAGAAAAAGAAGAAAATTTTACTTCTCTTTGTAGTGTTATTGGCTTTTTAATGCACTCACATAAAACAAGTGCTAACAATAAAGCTATAATTTTCAATGATGAGGTTATAAGCGAAAATCCAAACGGTGGAAGCGGTAAGGGATTGTTTTGTAATGCAATTGGGCATATTAAGAAAGTAGCTACAATTGATGGTAAACAGTTTGAATTTAATAAGTCTTTTCCTTATCAAACAGTTGGAGCAGATAGTCAAGTATTGATTTTCGACGATGTTAAAAAGAACTTTCAATTTGAAAACTTATTTAGTTTAATTACTGAGGGTATTATTCTAGAAAAGAAAAATAAAGATGCTATTAAATTGCCAGTTTCTGAAAGTCCTAAAGTAGTTATTACAACAAATTATACTATTGGTGGTGTTGGTGGTTCTTTTGATAGAAGAAAATTTGAAGTTGAATTAAGTAGTTATTTTGGTTCACATCATACTCCTTTAGATGAATTTGGTCATATGTTATTTGAAGAGTGGAGTGATTCTGAATGGCTTAAATTTGATAATTTTATGATTACTTGTTTACAATTATATTTAAGAAATGGACTTGTTAAACATGAATTTCATAATCTTGAATTACGTAAATTTATTAAAAGTACTTCTTTTGAGTTTAATGAGTGGATTGAAGATGCCGACAATATGCCATTAAATCAAAGATTAGTTAAGCAAGATTTGTTTAATAAATTTACTAACGAATATCAAGATTTTAAAAAGTGGCTTACTCAAAAAAGGTTTACTATGTGGTTACATTGCTATGGTACATTTAAAGGTATTAAAGTAATTGAAGGCAATACAAACGGTAATAGATGGGTATTATTTGGCAGTGACTTAACAGAAGAAAACGTATTTTAATTATGGAAGATAAATTTAAACCAAAATGTATAAATCATAATTTAGAATTTGTTTTATACATCATAAAAAATGGTAGTAAAAGATTAATTAAACAATGTTTATGTTGTGGTGAAAAGCAAATGCAAAACTACAAATTAAATAGTGTTAAAAATATAAATTCAATTCCTTTGTACTCACTTGATTTATGGAATAAATATAAAGACAATCAATCTTTTAGCAAAAGTTTATATTATGAAGCTAAAAACGAAAGATTTGAAGAGTATGTAAATTATATTAATTCTGAAAAATGGCAAATATTAAGAAAGCAAGTAATAAAAGAATATAATGGTTTATGTTTTTATTGTTTAGAAACTGCAAATGATGTTCACCATAAATCTTATGACAATTTTGGTAATGAGCCATTAAGTGATTTGGTTCTACTTTGTAGAAAATGCCATGAAGAAGAACATATAAATAACCCTAATTTAAGATACGTAAATAATGTACAACCTTAGAGAACCTCAACAAATTGTTTATGATAAAATAAAACAAGCTATTACTTTAGGTCATAAAAAGATTTTAGTAATGGCTTGTACAGGATTTGGTAAAACAATATTGTCACACGAAATTATTAAAAATGCAAATGCTAAAAATAATAGTGTTCTATTTACTTCACACCGTATAGCATTGGCAAAGCAAACTAAAAATAAGTTTAAATCTTTAGATGTTGATTATTTACAAGGAGAAAATAACGATTTTAAGCAAGATTATAAGTGTTTGGTAGCAACTATTCAAACATTAAATTTAACTGAAATAAAACAACCTAAAATCGTAATTATTGACGAATGTCATTATGCTTATGATTCAGGATTAATACAAACAATATTTGATAAATTTAAAGGTAGTATTTTCATTTGCTTAACTGCTACACCCACAGATAATAACGATTGTTTATTAGAAGGGTTTGATTATATGATTGACGACTATCAAACAATAGATTTAATTAATTTAGGTTGGCTAGTTCCTTTTAAATCGTTTGCTCCATTTACTGCAAAAACAGAACAGATAAACGATGAAATTATAATCAAAGAAGATATAAACAATTCAATTGTAGAAAATTATATTAAGTATGGAGAAAATAGAAAATTCATAGTTTTTGCAAGTTCAAAAAAACATTGTTATGATTTAAAAGAATCATTTAAAAAATATGGATTAAATACTGAAATTATAACCGCTGATACGACAGAAAAACAAAGAGAACAAATACTAATTGATTATAAAAATAGTTTATTACATGGTTTAATTTCAATTGAAATACTTACTGCAGGTTTTGATGAACCAAGTGTATCATGTGTAATTATGGCTACATTTACAGTTCAATGGAAAAAGTATATTCAATGTGCTGGGCGTGGTATTAGATTATTTGGAAATACTTTAGAAGAATCAATTGCAAACGGTAAACCTTATTGTGTTTTTCTTGATTTCTTTGGTAATATTGAGCGTCATAATTTGCCTGAAACTCGAAAAGAATTTAAAATTAAACAACAATTTTCACGAATAATTGATAAAGAATATACTTTAAATTCAGATGTAAATCAAGTTAAAAAAGCATTTGAAACAATTACAGAAGAAAAAAAGGTTTACCTAAAAGAAGTTGGAAAATTATTAGATTTATACGAAAATAAAGTTTACACTAAAGAATCAGATTTGCAAGAAGATGTAAATAATTTCTTAGAAAAAACTAATTATTTTTGGTGGAGACAAAACAGTGGTAAAATGTTTAAAGATGGGCGTTGGGTACATTTTACTTCAAAACATGGACTACCTGACTGTACTGTATTTTATAATAAATCTAGTTTATTCTTTGGCTTAGAATTAAAATTACCTAAAGGTAGATTAACAGAACATCAACAAAAAACATTACCTGAAATGGTTAATAAGAATGTTTTGTTTTTTATTTGTGAATCTGTTTATCATGTTTATAAAGCTATTGAACATATTGAATTAAATATTATTGATAACGATGAATTATTTATTGTTAAAAAAGAAATTTATAATTTACCTGAATGGCAATTAATGTTAAGGCGTAAAATTAAATTATGAAATACCAACCACTAACTTGCACAATAAAAATTAAATAAAAATATTTATTCAAATAAATTTGCATAGTTAAATATTTTATATTACCTTTGTTTCAAGTTAAACAATTGTAGATATGAACGCAGTAAATAAAAAACAAATTAAAGCTTTAATTCACTTATTTAAAGCTACTGAAATGTTATCAGATTTAGGAGCTACAAATGAAGTAATTGAAAATCTTAATCAAATTACTACTCAAGAAGTTGAAAACGTAGCAAAATATATGAACTTGCAATATGATGAGGTTATAGACTTAGTTAATCAATACGATATTTAAAATGACAACATCACAATTTATTAAAGAAAACTTAAACGGTGTGTCAGCATACCGTTTAAGCCAATTAACAGGGATTTCAACTTCATTATTAAGTTGTTATTTAAATGGTAAATCCGAGCCTAGCGTTGATAAATTAAAGCTAATTATCAAAGCATTAGATATTCATAGAGATAATTTAAACGACTTTTTTTATGAAAATTAAAGACTGCGTAGTGATTGAATTAAATTTATTAGAATCATTGCTTGATGATTTTAATAAATGTATGATTGAAAATGGAAACTCTAAAGTAGAAAGAAAAATTATTAATAATCATATTGTTGTTATTAATAAAATTATTAATAAGACAAACCCATTAGAACTAATTGTGAGAGATGCATTTAATAATGGAGTAAATACTGGCAATGATTATGCAAATAATATATCCCCATATTATGGAAATGATACTAATTATATTGACGAAACTGAAATATAATATGCCACGAGAAAGAACTCCATTAACAAGACCTAAAAAACAAAATATCATAATAAATATTAACGATATTTTCAGAAATAGTGATATTCAAAATGAAGTAATTAAAAATTTAAAGAAAATAAAATGAAAACTAGCTTACAAGAATTAATTCACTACATAGAGCATAAAGGTGAATTAGACAAAGAAACTTTACTAAATAAAGCTAAGTCTTTGCTCGAAAAAGAAAAAAATGATTTGATTGATGCTTGTCAAAAAGGAATAAATAAAGCACTTGATTATTCTTTTGAGCCACAAGATTATTATAACCAAACTTTCAAACAATGATAAAAAAAGCAATAGCACTACCAAAAAGAATATTTGAAAGTAATTTTAATAATTCAAAAATTGAAGAACAAAAAGGATATACTTTGTTTATTTCAATTTTAGACATGTATAATCAAGAAAAATTATACAATGAATACGATAATTTCTTACAGGTTAAAATGTGGGATATTGAAGAAGATTTGCACGATAAAAATGGTTTAAAATATCACAAACCTAGCGATACAGAACTACAAAAAATAGTTGATTTTATTGATAAAAATCAAAATTATAAGCGTTGTATTGTACATTGTTCAGCTGGTATTTCTCGAAGTGGTGCAGTTGTTACGTTTTTAAAAGATAAGTTTAGAATTGATAATCAATTGTTTTTAGAAACAAATAAATTTATAAGACCTAACTTGTACATTTTAAATAGATTAAAGTATTTAGATTTATGAAACTAGAACAAGCTAAAACTATTTGTTTAGATCACGTTGAATACGTGTTAAATGGTACTAAAAACGATTACACACCTGAACAAATTGGAATAGCTATACACACCATTGCAATAGCTATTAAACCAATAATAGATTATAATTATAAAGTATTGGTACAGTACAACGAGTGGCGTAGAGGTTACTTACAAGAATATCCATTAAACTCAATTTATAATATGAATATTTTGAAAGAATCTATATATTTGTTGTAGATTTAAATTTAAGCATGATATACAAAGTTGGCAAGAACTAATGTATCAACAATAAGCAATTAAGTAGGAGTTGGCGATCCTTTTTAGTTGCTTTTTGTTTTATGGATAATTTTATTTAATTTTGAAACATCATGAACGGTACTGTAACACGCCAAGATTTTACAATCATAAGAAGTAATCCAAACCAAACGAATACTTCTGTAATTACTCAAGATTTTGAGGATTGTTGCTATGTACTACCTGCACTTGCTGAAATTGAAAGTAAAACATCGGATTTAAAAAACGATAAACATTCTGTTATTTGGTTCTTTTCAAATGCTTTTACTTTTGCAGAATTAATCCTACAAAAGAAAGTTAACGGTGTATGGACTGATGCTTACCCTTTAAGTTTCGATAATACTTACGGTACTAACTTTGTTTATGGATTTTATAATACAATCTATGAAGAAAAAGCAATCGGTTATTTAATAGATTGGTTCTTAGTATTAAATGACTTAGGAATTGGTAATTATAGAGTTAAATGTAATGCTACTCAAATAGATAGTACAATAAATAATTACTACTCTTTTGAATTTTGCCTTAATGAATATTCAGATTATAGAGCAAATGAAACGGTACGTCTGGAATGGTACAAGAATGGTAATGTAGGTTCGTTATTAGATGATACTAAAAAAGAAGATTTTGGAACGCTAAACTATTATAACAGTATTAGACTACCAAAATCTATTTTCGGTCGCTTAAAACCTACTAAAACTAAGAATTTTACACGTTATCAAACAGGTGAAGATGTAAGGTTATTTGATGCTGATGAAATTGAATATACTCTTAACATTGATTCAGCACCATTGTGGCTAGGTAAGTTTATTAACTTTGATGCTAACTACTCAAATAATCTTACTATAACTGATTACAATGAGCGTAATCATGAAGTATTTATACAAAAACAAGTAATTTCAAAAACATCATTTTCAAATGAATATGATTACGATGTTAAATTAATTGACTTTGAATTTACGTATCAACCAAGATTTAATAATTTTAAACATAACTACGAGTAATGGCACAATTTGAAAAAGGAAATCAAATGTACTTATTCAGATTAACAGATGGTAAATTTAAGAAATATACACCTGAAGAATGGGGTATAAAACTTAAAGAGTACTTTGAATTTATGTCTAATCAATATTGGTATAAAAGTGAAGCCATTAAAAGTGGAGACTTAGCTGGTACTACAATGCAAGTAGAAACAAAAACTCCATTAAGTAGAAAATCTTTAGCGGTATTTGCTGAAATAAGCGAAGATACTATAAAAAATTACGCTTCAAATAAAGAAGGCTATACCGATTATTTCGCACTCACTACACAAGCTTTAAATATTATTGATTCAAATCAAATAGATGGGGCTTTAATTGGGGCTTATAATACTAATTTAGTAGCTAGGTTGCAAGGTATTAAGGAAGAAATAGATCACACTACAAATGGAAAAGATTTAAACAATACAATACCAATTATCAACGTACAAGTTAATTCAAGTAAAACAGATTTTGCAGGTTCTGAAAGTGAAGTAGATGCTTAATTTTCAATGTACAGATGTATTTTATGCAAATTATCAAGCTACAGAAAAGCTTATAATTAATCAAGGAGGTACAAGTAGCTCAAAAACTTACAGTATATGCCAATTATTATTTATTAAAGCTATTTATGAAGCTGGTGTAATTATTTCAATAACAGGTGAGTCATTACCAAACTTAAAAAAAGGTGCGTTAAGAGATTGTAGAATGATTGTATCAAACACGCCTTCATTAAATGAATTTATATTATTTTGGAATAAAACAGATAATGTAATAAACTTTAAAAATGGTAGTGTAATAGAGTTTATTACAAATCTTGATGAACAAAGTGCAAAGAATGGTAAACGTGATTATTTATTTGTAAATGAAGCTAATGGTATTGATTTTCCAGTATTTTTTCAATTAGCAATTAGAGCAAGAAAACAAATATTTATTGATTATAACCCTTCAGCTCCATTTTGGGCTCATGATAAGTTTATAGGCACAACTGAATTAAGCAATGATTTATCAGCAAGTGTAAAGCTTATTATTTCAGACCATAGGCATAATAATTTTTTAAGTGCAGAAGACCATAGAAAAATCGAAGGAATAAAAGATAAAGAACTTTGGAGGGTTTACGCTAGGGGCTTAACAGGTAACTTAGAAGGTTTAATTTTCTCAGATTGGAAAATTATACCAGACTCGATGTTTCCAAATGATGCTCCTTTTAATGGTGGTTTAGATTTTGGATATACTAACGACCCAACAGCAGGCGTAAAGAAAGTAAAAGTAGGTAATAACATTTATTTTAAAGAAATGTGTTATGAAACAGGTTTAGCCCCAAAACAAATAAAATTGATATTTGAAAGTGAAGGGTTTAAACAAAATAATGTTATCTATTGCGAACATGACCCCGACATGATTAATCAATTAAGAAAGTTAGGTGTAAATGCTTTTCAAGCTAAAAAAGGACAAGGCTCAATAAATGCGGGTATATTAAATTTAAAGCAATATAATGTATATTATACTGAAAGTTCTAAGAATTTACATAACGAGAAAATAAAGTATATGTGGATGAAAGACCAATCAACAGGCAAACCGACTAATACACCAATTGACAATTATAATCACTTAATGGATGCTTGTAGGTATGCTACATTTAGTGAAACATCAATGCAATCTTATTGATATAATATTTTTTTTATATATTTACAAATAAATTTAAAAAATCGTGAAAGAAAATAGCATTTTACCTAAAAAAGGCTTAGTTCCTATAATTAAATCTTATTTATTTGGTGACCAAGTTGATAGTTATGTAGCTGGTACAGAATTAATAAATAGGATGCCTTTTTTTCAACTTATTACAGGCTCACACTCATTTCACAGAAGAAACTTAAGGACTTTAGTATTAACCGCTGATAATAACCCTATTGTTAGTGGTGTAATTCAAAAGATATTATTTACTCAATCAAATATTAATTTCGTACCTTATAAATCTGGTAAACCTTATAAGTCTGCTAAGTTTGATTTTGATATTCACAAAGCTACATTAATGCTTTTAAAAACAGGTACTTTGTTTATTTGGAAAAAGAAAATAGTGGGATTTGAAGGAACTGAATTAGAAATTATCAATACTTTAGATGTTACTGAAATTAAAAAAAATAATACATTTGAATATCAACTTGACAAAGGAACATACAGAATAACTATAAAAAGAGATGATTTAATTATAATCGGACTTTCTGACATATCTTGTGAAAAAGATACCAATTTCGGCTTAAGTCCTTTACAAATTGCTTTAATGCCTTTGGAAAGTTTAGAACAAATGTACTTAGCGGACACCTCAGCGTTAAAAAATAAAGGTGCTGATGTTATGATTACAAATGATTCAGATACTCCATTATTAGATTCAGAAAATAAAACCTTTGACCAGGCTATTAATGAGCGTATTGGAGGTGCAAGAAAAACAGGAGGCATCGCAACATCAACCGCTAAATTAAGAGTTTTAAATTTAGGGCGTACTACTAAAGAGTTGGCTTTATGGGACGGTTATAAAATTAAATTAAGAGATATTTGTAATGTTTACCAAGTTGATTCAGGACAATTTAACGACCCTGACAATAAGAAATTTAGTAATGTAATTGAAAGTAATAAAGCTTTATATTCTGATTGTGTAATACCTTGGACCAAGTTAATTACTGAAAATAAAGAGTTAACTAATGAATTAGGTTATCAAATTTATTTAGATACTTCTAATATTGATTGTTTACAAGAGGCTCAATCAGTGCGAATGGAAAAGAACAAAGCTATTATGTATGCAATCTTTGAAATTAATAAAATGGTAAAAGACGGTGTAATTAGTTTTGAAATTGCAATTAGATTGTTAACAAGTGAGTTTGGGTATGACGAACAAGAGGCAAGTGAGTTGATAGTACAAAGAAGTCAAGATACTAATAAACAAGCAGATTCATTAAATACATTAAGTCCAATTGTAGCAACTAAAGTAATGGAAAGTACAACTACAAATGAACGTAGGTTATTAATTGGATTAGATAAAGTAACAGATGGAGATACAATTCCACAGCCTAAACCTACATTTTAATTAATGTAGGTAATTATTTGTTTAATTGCTTAATTATATTACATTTGCAACTGATTTCTAGGATAAATACTTAGCATCATTTAAAATGAAAAATAAAATCATTGATAAAGCTGAATTAGATAAGTCTAATTTAGAGAAAAAAAAACTTGTCAACTCTAAACAAATTGTAAAGAAATGACAAGAGAAGAAGAAATTGCACACGCTTGGAAAAATCGTGATTTAATTATCACTCAGAAAACCAACGCTATAAAACACGCTGATGTTGTTATTTTTAAACAACTTAGCAATGACCTACCTAATAAAGACAATGCCAATAAGGCAGAAGTTGAAGTAACTATTGACAATCCTAATCCTACTGTTTTATCGGCTAAATTAGTTATTAATACTACTAATTTAATTGATTCTCATTTAGATTGTCATATACCTAACATTTGGAAAAAATCACTATCAGAAACTAAACAATTGCTTTTACTTCAAGAGCATGAAATGGAATTTGACAAGATTATTGCAGATAGTTTAGTAGATGAATTAAAAGCATACACTAAAACAATTGCATGGTCTGAATTAGGATATGATTATCAAGGTTTCACTGAGGCATTAATATTTGATGTTAAAATCAAAAAAGATGTTAATGAATTTATGTTTAACTTATATAAAAATGGTCGTGTTTCTCAACACTCAGTTGGTATGAGATACATTAAAATTTTTATGTGTGTTAATTCAAATGAGCCTGATTATTCAAGTGAAAAAGCAAATTGGGATAGATACTACCCACAAGTAGCAAATAAAGAAGTAGCCGATGAAAAAGGTTATTTTTGGGCGGTTACTGAGGCTAAAGTAATTGAAGGCTCAGCGGTTGTAAAAGGTAGCAACTACTGTACTCCAGTTATGCAAATGGATTTAGAAAATAAAGGAGAGCCGATTTTAGAAATCACTCAACCTAAAAATAAAGAACAAGTTGAAGAGCCGACTATTGAGGTCACTAAGCAACAAGAAGAAGTACAAACTCAGGCAATAGAGCCTAAAAAATCAATCTTTAACTATCTCTAACTAAAATTATGAAATTCAAAGATTTCTTAAAAAACAAAGGACTTGATGAAACTTCTTTTGCATCAAAAGAGGCTAACGAGCAAGGCGTATTAATGAGCGAATTTAACGACATTATCGCTTCAAAAAATGAAGAAGCTTTAAATGCTTTAAAATCTAAAAACGAAAGTTTAGAGGTTGCATTAAAAGCACAAGGTTCTAAACTTACTGAATTAGAATCTAGTAAAGCTAATGTAGCTGAATCAAGCTCATTAAGCGATTCAATGGCTAAAGCTTTTTTAGCTAAAAATGAAGAGTATAAATCAGCATCAACTAGAGAGCAAAAATCGCCTTTAATTATTGAGGTTAATAAAGCTGCTGTTGATATGACTACTGCTAACACAATTGGTAGTGGTTCAACTCAATACACTTTAACACAAAATACAGGTATTGTTTCTCCTATCCGTAGAAGAGATGAGAAATACTTACAAAGTGTTTCTGTTGGTTCTTTAGTTTCACCTCGTGCATTATGGGTTGAAGAAACAGATGAGCAAGGTACTCCAATATTTATTGGCGAAGGTGATTCTAAAACTAAACTTTCTTCTCTTTGGGTTGAAAAAACAGCAGAAACTAAAAAAATTGCTGTTTATGGTAAAGTAACTACTGAAATGATTGCTGATTTACCTCAGTTAATTTCATACATTCAAAACTCATTAATTAAAAGATTATCTAACACAGTTGAATCTCAATTGTTGACAGGTAATAATGTTGGTGACAATTTGAACGGTGCAAAAACTTTAGCAACTGCTTTCTCTGCTGGTGCAAACGCTTCAAGTATTATCGCTCCTAATGAGTTTGATGTATTAGATGCTTTAGCTTTACAAGTTGAGGTTGCTAATGGTATGGCTAATGCTGTTTATATTCACCCTTCTACATGGGCTAAAATGAAAGCATTAAAAGACAATACTGATGCTCCAATTTGGAAAAATTACATTGAACCAATGACAGGTGATGTTGTTTACTCAGGTATGAAAATCATTACTTCAACAGCTGTAACTGCTGGTGAGTTTATTGGTGGTGATATGACAGTACTTAATGTATTGTTTAGAGAGCAGTTGACTGTACAAATTGGTTTAGATGGTAACGACTTTACTAATAACAAGAAAACTATTCTTGTTGAGCAAAGATTAGTACAATTTGCAAGTGCAAATGATACTCCATGCTTAGTGAAAGGCGACTTTGATACTGCAAAATCTGCTTTAGAATTAGTATAACTTAATTAGGGGTGTAAAAGCCCCTATTTATTAATATGGCAAGACCTAAAAAAGAAGAAACAAATCAAATCGAAATTGAGGAAGTAATTGAAGAAATTCAAGAGCAAAATCAAATCGAAATTGAGGAAAACTCAGAATACAAAGTAGAGGTTATTAATCCAAATAGACACTTGAAAGTAGGACAAGTTTTTAAAGTTTCGGGTAATGTAGCTAAAAATCTATTATCTAAAAATCTAATCAAAATATTATAATGGCATCTCCAAAAACAATGACAGTTGCTGGTAGTCCAGTAACAAATGGTGGAACAGGAACAGCTACTTTACAAGTTGTAAGTGGCAAACCAAATGTATCTATTTTAGCTACATTTACTAAAACATCAGGAACATTAGGCGGTACAGCTACTTTACAAGGTAGTTTAGACGGTACTACTTATGTAACAGTTCCAACAGGTGCTACAGTTGCTGGTGCATCAACTTATACTGTAACAGATACAGCTTCACAATCAAATTTATTTATTGTGAAAAACAATGCTTTCAATTACTATCGTGTAAGTTGGACAGGTACAGGAACTATGGTTGGTACTATTTCAGCATCATTATTAACAAAATAATACAATGGGAATTTTAGTAACTAAATCAGATTTTGTAGGGAAATATTCGCTTGTTAAATCAATTAACGATAAAATAGATGTATTCATTGAAGAATATGAAGAACAAATATTAATTGATTTAT